GGGCTGTGCTGCCTTCTTTCATGAAGGCGTTTTGCGCCGCCCGTAGGGTTCTCCATGCTGAGACGAATTGGTTATCGGCCATGAACTTTTGCGATTCCGAATTTGTAGCTTGTGACGCCAGCGCCCCAATGGAAGCCAGCCTTTTCCTTCCATAGCTTTTTTAACCTCCATAGGGCCATCAGGTCGGCCAATACGCCGCCAGTCTCGCGGGGCTCTGCGTAAGGGAAATCCTCGTTGTGTTTGAAAAGCACTTGCATTTCCGTTTGCGGGCCGTGCTCCAAAAGCAGGTTGATAAGCCAGCTTGTATCGCGATTGCGAATCCAGTCCCGCGCCCGCTGCACAGCTTCGCGCAACTCCGCCTTCCGTGCATCGCGGATTTCCTGATCCATTTCGGGGAAAAGCGTTTTCATGCTTCCACCTCCACTACCCACACGCGACCGTTGTGGCGAACCTTTTCGCCGAAGTAGGCGTTGACTGCTTCCGTGACGCCAAAGGACGTGTCCCCGTAGTCGTCCCCGCAGATGATGCCGCCCGGCTTCACTTTGGGGAGCCATGCAACGATGTCCTCGGTAACGCCCGCGTAGGTGTGATCGCCGTCCAGATACACGGCGTCGAGGCTCTTGTCCGCAAAGGAATCTGCCATCTTCACGCTATTGCCTTCGTGGATGCGCACGGGGCTCGCTGTGGCCTTCATGTTGGCGATGAAGGCGGGTAGCATACTCCCGTCCTTGAAAGTCTCCAGAATCGGCTGCTGGATGCGTTTACAGGGCTCTGTGGTTGAACCACGCCAAGTGTCGATGCAGTTGATCTCGATCTCTTTCTCTTTCTCCCGGCAGCGGGTGGCGAAGTATGCCGCGCTTCTGCCGAGCCAGCTTCCCACCTCCGCGAACCGTCCCCCGTTCGGGATCCGGTCAACGAGGACGTCGAACATCTGGCGGTTGTGCCCGTCGAACCAGCCCTCGATTTGATCCCACGTCTTGGCGGGCTTGCGGATCTCCTCCACCTGTTCCCAATTCCGCTTGATGACGTGCGCTGGGAAGTGACTCAGGATGTGAGGCAGCATCCCTTCGTGGTAGTTGATCGGGAAGTGACACTGCCCGATGTGCGTCGTCTGAATGCGCCAATCCACCAGGACGGGAACGCCGACCATGCGCGCCCTGTCACAGAAGCCCCAATCCTCGCTGATGAACTCGCGGAGCATGAAGCCATCCTTGTCTGTGCCCATTCCAACGGTCGCATAAGGCCCTTCAATGACTCCGCACGGCCAGAAGTCCCATTCCACCACGCCGTTGTTGTGGTAGCGCAAGGCTGGGCCGCCGTTGTCCTCCTTCATCTTCTCCAACAGGCTGCGGGCGATCCTCACGTAGCCCCTGCCTGCCCTGCGCACTTCCCACAGCGGGACGGCAGGATCGGGCCTGTCGCCGTCCTTGAGCACTGCAAGACACATCTCATGGTTGGGCTGGCGCTTCGGGTACGTCCCGTAAACAAGCTCCGCGTCGTGAGAGCACAGCATCCGCAGGTGGTCGCCCGTGGTGATGATGTCGGTGTCGATGATGATGAGGTGCGACGCCCTTCCGCGCAGGAAGGCGTTCGTGATCCCATTGCACGCCCTATTAGCGAGACTGTCGCTTCCGCGTGTGATCTGGATTTTCAGTCCGCTCTCACCGATGGCGCGGATGATGGAGGAAGCGAAATCCGCGCAAACAAATCCCAGACCATTGTCGAGGATCGGGAGTTCGTTCAGTTCAGGGTCGATTGGTTGTGTCATTGGTTGAGTGGTGAGATTGCGCGAAATGGCCGTTCGTGAAGCGTGACGCCTTCGGGGAGTTCCGCGCCTTCATACATGGCGGCGAGTATCATCTGGCAAACCTCTGCGAACGTAGGCGGAGGGCTGAATACGTGCTTGAAGTCCTCTTGCCTCACGGCGCTCTGGACACCCGTCAACGGGTAGTTCGGGCCGTCCTTGCGGAAGCGGCGTATGATGGGTTGGTCGTCGTTCATAACCCCTCCTGTCTAACGCCCCTGCGTTTGTGCGTCAACCCTGAAAAGCAGAAACGCCCGCTTTTCGGCGGGCGCTCCTTGTTATGACCGGGAACCACCCCGAGAATGTTTTACGGTTCGACCTTCTTGGCTCCCGCGGCGGTGATGCCGATGGGATAGGCCGGAGAGTTCGTCCCCGCGACCACGACGCCGTAGAAAAGGTATTGCGAGGCGTCACGCGGATTGACGAGCAGAACGCCGCTGGCGGTGCTGTTGTTCGTGGTGGCCACGGTCGCGCTCCCGACGCCGGGCGTGTAGTTCGTCGCGTTGCTGATGTTGTTCGTTGCCGAGGTCATCAGGCGAATCGTGATCGCGCCGTCGCTGTCGCCGATTGTCTTCGTGCCGATGCCGACTGCCACGGCGAGAGGTGCCTGATAGCCTGACAGGTCAGCGAGGAATCCCCCGGTGTTGTTGGCTTGAGACTTGGGCGAGACAAACGCCCATGTCATTTCGTTGGCGGGGTCGATGATTGGAATGGCCATGGTGTGCGAGTGTTGAGATTAGGCGGCGGCTTTCTTGCCCCCCGTGAGGGCGTTCACGAATCGGTTGATGTGGCGTTCGATCTTCTCGTCGATGCTCTCCGTCTTGACGGCGGGCTTGCGCATCTCGGCTTCATCGCGCTGGCGATCCTCGATGGCCTCCTGGCGGATTTCCTCGATCCGCTCCTTGTTGTCGGCGCGGTCGGCGCGAACGCCGCCGTCAGAGATGAGGAGATCCATCGCCTGAGCGTAGGTGATCTTTTTCTCCTCGCCCTTGCGAACGATGATCGTAAGCCCCTCTCCTTCGTTGGCCGCAAGGGCTCCTGCGACGTGCTCGCGGCGCATGTGGATATTGCGAGCGAACACGATAGGAAGGTGAGACGGAATTGCGTTTGGTTTGGCCATTGGATTGGGTGGTTATTGATTAGGGCGCGGTCGGGGCGTCGGTGGAAACCTCGAACGCCTGCGGATAGCGGATGCCGAAGTCTTCCCACTGCGTGACCGTGACGAAAACCTGCTCGCTGGCGTCCCCGGTGTAGGGGTTAACCACGACATCGATACCAGCCCAGCGGGCCTTGGTGAAGTTGTTGGCCCACACGCCGAAGATGACAACGCCGCTTGAGGGGCTGTTCTTGGTGGCATATGCGCCGTACTCGTTGACGATGCCGCCCTTAACGCCGTTGATGGTCGGGAACTCTCCCTTGCTGCCCATCCAGATGAAGATCGGGAAGGTGCTGGCGGCGACAACCGGGGTTGCCTTGGCGCGGCCTTTGATCGTCGGCGTGGTGAGGAACACCATCTCGCCCGTGCGGACGTTGGCGTTCTCCAGCGAGGACTCGAAAAGGAGGGTCTTGGCCCACGTCCAGTTGCCGGAGAAAGTGACGTTCGCGCCGACGCCGGAAGTGTTGATAACGCCCAGCGGTTCGCCATTGAGCCCCGTGCCTTGGATGCACGCCCGATCCTCCTCAACGCCCATCGCAAGGGCGAGGTCGTTGCGCACCAGCATTTCGATGCTGGGCGTGCTCTGCGCGAGAAGCTGTTTCGTGAAGCTGTTGCGAGCGACGAGGCGCTTCGGGCTAAAGCCGAGTTGCCCGCCTGCGAAGTTCGATTCCGTGACCGTTGCCCCCTCAGCCAGCCAGTAGGTTGTGACGGTGGAGGTCTGCTTCGGGATGGCGATGTTGCCCACGAGACCCGAGAGGTCGATGCAGGAGAATGGGCCTTGGCCGATCAGCGTCGCGTTTCGCAGGAGGTCAATGAAGCTTCCGCCCAAAAGCTGCGTGCCAACGAGGAAGCCGCCCGCCGAAAAGCTGGTTGCGTTCTGGCTCCTGCCGAGGAGTTGCTCGGCGCGGGTGATGTCGCGGTAGAGATCCGCGATGCCGTTCTTGCCGAGCCCGTTAACTTCGGCGAAGTCGGCGTTCATCACGTCGTGCGGGATGCAGCGCCCGTTGAACTGGCGACCGTCCTGGCCGTACTTCTTGGCGGCGATGTCGGATGCTTCCTTCTCCAGCCCGTCCAGCTTGCCGAGGTGCGATTGCAGGAAGAACTTGCAGAAATTGAACTGGCGAATCTCCTTGCGATCCATGCCGATGTTGGGATCCGCGTCGGCTCCGGTGAGCTTCGTGGCGTCCTTCCAGTTGTCCATGACGGTCGCACGGAAGGTGTCGAAGTCATCTCCGCGCTCGATGGCCTCGCGGCTCAGTTCCTCGATGGGCTTCTTGAGGTTCGCGGCGCGGTTGAAGCTGCCGACGTACTCGTTGATTTTCTTGAGCCGTGCGCGCTCCGTAGCCAGCGCGTTGGTGGCTGCGCTCTTCTCGCGCTCTGCGACCACCTCGACGGATACGCCGCCTTTGTTGTCGTCTGCCTCTTCGTGGAATTTTTGGCCGGGAGTTTTGAGCATGGCTTTTGGAGTTG